TCGACAACCCAGTTTTCTTGTCCCGTCCTTTGCCGTAAATGTCATAAAATTCCAGACGGGTTGACCATTACTCGAGTCCACAACAATGGGTCCTAAGTTATTAATTCCATTGCTGCAATAATTAGTCGCATCGTCAATGGTTTTGAATTGTTTCTTGTTCTCATAGTGAGAAGTAATTGTATTCGATTTCGCACTTGTTAAAGCTTGCGACGGGTTCCAAGGGTCAACACATGCAAACGAGTTTGCGTTGTAATTCAACACATAGTTAAGAGAACTGTCGGGAATTACCTTCCCGTTATTACCATTCATTTTCAAACAAAAATTCTGAATGGGGTCAGAACCGAAATTGTCGTTTGCTCCTTGAATAAAGGTAGTGCCGTATCCCTTGACCAAGTTACCGACGCGGGCGTCACAGCCGCTAGAACATTGGTCTTGAATCGCTTCGCGGCGTGAAGAGAAGGACAGTCCGTGGATTTGAATCCAAGCCAATAGAATCACAAACACTACGAGAATCAGCCAAAGTATCCGAACTACCACGTCTCGTCGGCATTGCATTGTACCGTGGTGGTGTTTGTTGTTGTTGTTGGGACTGGTTACACTTCTCTTACATTTTTCGTGGCCCGAAGAACGACAAATAAAATTCCTAAAATCAGCAACAGTACGAGGACATTATAAATGCATAAAAACACCAAGTACGGGTATATTTCGTTGTAAATGATGCCAATGATGGATTTTAACAGACACTGCACGTCGCGCTTTATGTCGTCGTTTTGGAAGAGTTTCAGACAGTGATCGCGTAGATTCATGATTTCTTCAGGCGGAGTTCCCCGTTTTTGTATTATAGGTGAGACGACTTGTCGTTCGTAGCAAACGCGCGGTAAACCGGAGACTAGAAAATTGTGTCGTAGAGAAAAAGACCAGGTCGAAGATATGTCGGCAGACGTCATTCACGAACCCACTGCTGAATTCCCGTTTGCACAAATCACGTTGACGGCACCCGTTGCCATTACAGGCGGCAATCATTACATGAAATATTTGGTCCACGGCAAGCCCTTGTATCTCCAAACGCCCGTGTGCAAAACCAAAGGGGGATTGCACATTGACCTATCGAATAACAAGCGACCTTACTGTGACTTGATGTTTACAAATGAAAACGAGGCGTGGATACGCTGGATGGAAGAATTGGAGTCTCATACCTGCAAGTACATCTTTGACCGTAAGGAGAAATGGTTTGCGTCGGACATGGACATGAGTGACATTGAAAACTATTTTCAGTCGCCACTCAAAATTTACAAGTCGGGCAAGTTTTATTTGGCACGAACGAATATTCCGAGTCGTTTAGGAAAAGTGACACTGAAGGTGTACGATGATTCGGAACGCGAGGTCGACCCCAACACCATTACAGACGAAATGGATGTCATGACGATTGTTCAGGTCCAGGGTATCAAATGTTCGTCGCGCAGTTTTCAGGTGGAGTTGGAACTCAAACAGATGCTGGTTCTCTCTCCGACGAATGTATTTGAAAGATGCCTTCTTTTAGGAAGTAGTAGTGGTCGCAAATCCCTCTCCGAACAGCAGGAAGAAGAAACATGGGCGGACAAGAATCACGTGGTGGAACAAACGTCATACGCCGTCGTGGCGCCGCCGCCAAGAGACAGTGGTGGTGTGAACCTGTCGTCGGAACTGCAATCGCCGCAGGAAGAAATCAAAGACGTCGCTGTAGCTGAAAAAGAAGAAGAAATACAGAGAGTTCAAAACGACGAACTTTTGGCAGTTGATGTCAGTTTAGACGATTCGAGTGAAGCCATGGAAATCAAACCGAGAAACGAAGTCTTTTATGAAATTTATCGGGCAGCGCGCCAAAAAGCCAAAGAAGCGCGAGCCATTGCTCTGGCGGCCTATTTAGAAGCAAAACACATCAAAAATACCTACAACATCCAAGACGACGACGACGACGACGATGATGTCGCCGACGATGCGCCCCTGAAGCCGGAAGCCTGAATGAAGGAAAAAAAAATTATCCGACGTTTATATTATACCCAATGTTGAAGGCAGTCGGTCGTATGTTCAAGTCGGATACTTCGATGTGGATTCTCGTTGCCGTCGTCGTTCTTGTCCTGATATGGGCACTTTTTTCGTATTCGGGTAGCAAAACAAAAGTTCGCGATACCATGATTGGTGGAGGCAGCAGCAGCGCATCCTCCTCCATTCCAAGTCAAACGGCCTCCCCTCTGGCCATGTCGAGCCAGTCGGCGACGGGAGGGAATTCCGCCATGGCGACCATGCCGCCACCTCCTTCCGGCGGCGGCGCGGTAGCACGTCCTACTCTCCAGCCCTCGGACATTGTGTTGAACGCGGTAAACATGCCCGACCTGATCATGTCCCCGCAGGCTTTTATTGGTATTGATACCATTTCGAATACGTTGAAGAATCCGTCCTACGATTTCCGTTCCGACCCGATTATCCCCAAAGTGAATGTGGGACCGTGGAACAACAGCACGATTGACCCGGACCTCGCCAGAGTTCCCTTGGAATTAGGTCAGGGACAGCGTTAAGTTGTAAAACCATTTCATCACATGTTTTTTTTTAACGTTTGATGAATCAAAATGTGTGACGCAAGTATAAGAAACAAACCGACCCCTTGCAAGCATATATGGACAAACTCGACGTGTTGGCGTACGTCTTTTTAGCCTTGGTGATTGGCATCATCGGATACATGTACTGGGACAGTGATGCGTTCCAGTTGAAGTGCATCGTCTCGACCGTCGACGGCAACACCTATTGTGTGCGTGACCGTGCCAAACTCAATGATGCGGCGGACATGTTGGCCCACGTCACGGCCAAGTGCAAATCGCTGGTAGAGTACACACAAGAAAAATACCCCGACGACGAACGTGTCAAGCGTTTAGTCAAAGGATACAATCCGAAGCGCATTGTGGAAACCTTGCCCACCAGCAAATACACGGCCTACAGCGAAAACAAGGGGGAGAAAATCGCCTTTTGTTTAAACACGAAACGCGGGGAGGCGGATGCCGAAATGATTGACGAACACACCCTGACCTTTGTGGCCATTCACGAATTGTCCCACGTCGCCACCAAATCCATCGGCCACAAGACTGAATTCTGGGACAATTTCAAGTTCTTGTTGGAAAATGCCAAGGAAGCGGGCATCCACCGACCGGTGGACTACAAGGAGAAACCCGTCGAGTACTGCGGCATGGAAATCCACGACAATCCCTTTTACGACGCCTAGGAGTACATTCCATACAAGGTCACCATGACGATATTGACAGTCACGGTGAACAGTCCTGCCGCCATCAAGGGGACATCGGCTATACAGTACCCGTGCAAGAGCCAGAGAATGCTCGTGAGCAAAAGCAACAAGAGGGAGTGAAGCGACAAGTCATGCACCCGTCTGGTGGTCCATGTCTTGTATACCTGCGGCAGAAGTTGAATGCAGTTGACCACAGGTGCGAGCCAGGCAACAATGACTGCAAAAGGTAGTGTTGTGGAAGGGGGAAACATACTACTCTGTGTATATGATATTGAGAGTGTATTCTTCTCAACATCATTTTTACACCTTTGCACAATTAAATCGCCCATTCTGGGACGATTTATTAGTGCAAAGGCAACGGTTCCATGCGCATTTTGAATGCGCAAAGGTGTACAAGTTTGGTTTGGAATCCAATCAGCCATGTCCACCGGGTTCCCCGTTAGTGTAGATTAGATCCGAGAAGAAGGCAATCCTTGGCGGAACAGCGCTTCCTGCGATTGCAACATCACACTTTGTTTCTCGCTCAATTCCTCGCGACTCAAATACAATTGTTTCAAATCACTGCAATTGTTGCGGGAAGTTCGAGGACCCGATTGGGATATGGGTCCGCTATCTCCACGTTCCGAAGGAAGAAACCGTTCATTGTACCCCATGTCGTTGCATGTTTCTCTAAAGTTTTGCTGCATAATTTGGTCGGCGTTGGCAGTCAAGAATTTCCGATACTGCCAGTTGGACTGTATCTGATTTTGGTGAATCAATGTGCTGTTCAAAATGGCCTCGGGTTGGTACGATGCGACAATCGAACGTCCATCATTCATGATGGGAGGAAATCCGGGATAGAGATTGTTTGTCGTGTACCCCAACGAGGAACGGGGCAACGTTTCTTTGATGACGGGAAAGGCACAGTCCACGGACTCGGGCTGGGGATAGGCAAACATTATACTTACTATAGAGTTAATTCAACGGAACTTTTTGGCCGCGCGAACAACTCCAACAACTGCGGCTTTTTCAACTTGGCGGCATCCGCTGTAGAAATCATTCCCTGTTTCACCGCAAATTCACGGAGAGCGGGTAGTTTCAGCGTGTCCACATCCACTGTCGCCTGCTCCGCCTCCTCCGTCTTCGCTTCCGTCGGCTTTGCAAGGTTGTCGTCATCCATCGAGGAAGGTTGAGGCAAAAGTTGAGGTCCTTCGTCTTGTTCCAGTTTTTCTAAAACCTCGACGACGTCGGCAAGCACTTCCTCGACGACTTCCTCTACGACCATTTCTTCCAGTTCGGTCGTCACGTTGTTGTTCTCTTTCTTCTCGGGTTTGCCTTCGTCTTTGTCCTCGTCCTCGTCCTCGTCTTCGTCCTCGTCTTCGTCCTCGTCCTCGTCCTCGTCTTCGTCCTCGTCTTCGTCCTCGTCTTCGTCTTCGTCTTCGTCCTCGTCCTCAACATCACCCTTTTCACTGTTGATTTCATCAAACTCTTCCAGCTCCACGTTCTCCCCATACTTGGTCACCAAGTTTTCCGTGCTTGATGGCGTGTTGGGGCGAAATAAAGTTCCAACGACGGACTTCAAGAGGTGCGTTTCCTGCACGAGTGTGTTCATCACTTCGAGGAGCACTTCGTGTTTTTGCTCCAATGCAACCATGCGGTTTTTAAAGTGGTAAACCAGCAACAAGACCAGGAGAAACGTAACGGCTAAACTAAAGAAGAACAGCGTCTGGATAAAGTCAAACATGAACATTGGTCTTTATCGTATTCCAACATAATTCTGAGTCCAAACTGAACGAACCGCGACGAACCACGACGGAACCCGTCCTGGTACTGACCAACCCAAGGTCTGGGTTGCGTTGAACTATCCGAGGAATAAAATTGTCCGTGCAGAATATATATGCAAAACGGGCGAATTTCGACAGGTAGTGGTGGTGGTTCAAGAAAAAGGTCTTTCCATCCGAAACATGGAGGCGAATCCTTGGAACCTTCGAGACCAGAGGTGCCTCCTCCTCCGCCCGTTAAAGAGTCCGAAACCCCGTTTTCACAGGAAATTCTTCGCGAGACGAATGTGGAACGCGACAGTTCCACCCTGACATCTGGAGTCGTATCACTTTTTTCCAACAAGAATTTCTGGATTGCCATGCTGGTCGTCTTACTTGTCTTGTCCTTTTTAGGAGTAAATTTCGTCATGCTTCTGGGCCAAATCTTTCAGCCCATTGTCAACGTCTTTTGGATTCTCGTGTCCAACATCTTGTCGCTCTTTGGCTATACCACTGGCACGGTGTTGAACAAAACGGTGGATGTAGTGTCGGGCACGGCAAAGGCCGGCATCGACATTGCCGAAGGGACGGTGCAATCGGTCGGGAATTTGTTGATTCAAGGGAGCAGTACCGATGTTGATGCAACTACAAGGGCGCAACTGGCGTCGAATATTTTGGGCGCACCTGCTGCAGCAGCAGCGATTGCATCGTCACCCACTGCGAATGTCATTCAACCTCCAGCCACGCAACAGACGACGACGACGACAATCCAACAAGTCGCTCCGTCGACGTTGGATGTGGTGCTCAACCGCGCAGCATCTCCTTCTGCTCGCTCCAAAGAACCGTCTCCGGACATGAGTACCAGTGCCATTCAATCGTCGACCACCTGGTGTTTGGTCGGGGAAATGGATGGGAAACGCACTTGCGCAGATGTCTCGAGCAGCAACTTGTGTTTGTCGGGGCAGTACTACCCTACCAAATCGGATTGTGTCAACGGCGGCGGACGACCAGGAAAGGAAGGATTTGCAAATGGTGGACTCATGATGGCAACGCCTCCCCCTCTTCCACCGAACGCTGCACACGGGGTGCCGACTGGAGTATTTTTGACACCCCCTTCAACAACCACAACTCCTGCCTTACAACAACAACTACAACAACAACAACAACCTAGCTATCAGGTGGCGCCCACGGGCGGCGTCATCGTGCAGTTCCCTTCGCTTGGCCCTCCACAATACATGGGTCCGCCCAATTTCCCTCCTCCCGGAATGACCCAAGTCCAGCCGCAACTGCAACTGCAACAACAACCCAACATCGCCATCGGCGCCCCACAATTGGGAGTCGGGGCGCCCAACTATATCGACTTTTCGCAGAAACAACCGTTGCTGTAAAAAAAAAAGTATAAAATCAAACCATGTGTGTTGTACACACCATCCGCATGCTACTTCACTTTGTAAGTCTGCGTGACAATAAAATGTTTTTGCACATGTCCGTCAATACAAAGTGGGAGGACATTCTCGAAGAGTGTCTGCATTTTCAATATTGCAAAAAGTATGCTCCCGAAAGGATAGTACTGACGTTGCCTTTACGGCAACCATCCAATCTTTTGCAAGGATACGATGTTGTTACAGCGCCTGCCATTCTCACCGAGGACGACTACAAGAAAATGGTGGAGGAAGTGGACGAAATCGTGTTGCAATTTCAAGACTTGTTTGGTAAACATGATACTCGAGGTGGCAGTTACTTGGAACTCGACGACATCGACAACGTCGATAACAATTAGACTTGCTCAGTAATGGAAAGGCTGGACGGATCTATATTGAACGAAATCGACATGCCCGTCACATTGATTTTTAACGCAGGGTTGATTTGTGAGCCAAACTCATCATATGCAACCAATTTAAAACCTAAATTCAAGGACAACCTATCTGTTTGTTGATGCAATGCTTGGACGTAGTTGACTACGTCATTCACACCGAAACTCAAAGATGTATTTGTATATTCTATAATCCGTTCAAAGTTTCCCGGGAGGAGTATATCGGTAGATATATCCTTCTTTTGAACATCTGTTCTAGATGGATGTATAAGTATCGCATAAGTCGAATCGAAGCGCTGCGGGTCTGAAAAATAATAGACTTCGGGATTCATGCTTTCAATTCTTAAGAATAAACGATGTACTTTGGTCAGCGTGGGTGCGAGGACAGTATCTATCACGGTATACCGGAATGCCACCTTCAGGTCAAATGTGACGGTTGCATTCAACCTCTTTTGTGCAGGTAGAGTAATAAACGTGACCGACCCCATGGACAAGGGTACAAATGAAACGTCTTGCACATCATATGAAAAGGGGTGGTACCGGACAACACTCGAATTGCTGCCGGACAAGACGGCATCAAAGGTTGGCAATTTTTCAAAGGGCATATTTTGTAGGGGCATGTTTTGCTGCAAGCCTTTATAATTGTACAACTCTACATTGGGGTCATACACGAGGAGTTGAGGTGGACCCGGCACATTACTGTCTGTAGTTGCGCGTGGAATATACTTGTTCGAAGAACAGTCTGCATTGGTTTTGAGCTGTGCCGTACGGGTATTGTACATGCGATTGATACGAGAAAATTGCTGGACATTACTTTCTTGTTTACCGCCTTGGGTGGAAGCCCCGGCGTACTGCAAAACCTCGACCTTGCGACGCATGTCGAGTTGTTGCTGGGTATACGTAAGCAATGAGGTGGGCTCGTTCAATATCGCAGACATTAAAAATGGATTGCCTTCATAGCGCGGACTGCCTGTATTTGCCAGTCGTGTACGTACCAGTGCCAAATAGTATTGATTGCGTTGTTGGCAACTTTGATAGAGGATGTTTTTGAACTGCTCCTTTTCAGCAAGAAATTCACGCGCCTTTTCAGTGAGAGATGCACGACCGCTCATTCTCTCTCTCTCTCTCTCTCTCTCTGGAATACTACTGTCGTGTGTATTATTCAAGAGAGTTTAAAAAAATTCTAATAATTGTTGGAGTACCATAAATTGGAGAGGTAATACGGGAAACCCGTGGCGTCCGACGAACCGCCCCTTGCGGAAGCCTTTGTGTTTCTTCCCCAGACCACAATATTGTTAATTTCAAACACAGACAGGGCATGGTCGTAATAGCGCAAATCGGCATAACTGCCATTGTATCCCCCGTTTTGACAGACTTGCACGTCAAAGTAATTTTGCTTGGGCACGTTTGTCAGAACCATGCGCGTGGTAATGGTGCCGTTGACGTACACGTCCAAAAACGTGTTTTCCAAGCGGAGAGCAACGTGAAACCATTTCCGGAGCGGAATGTTCGGAACTTCGACCATTTGACTCGGAGAGGCATTGGACACCGTGCTCATGACGACGATGAGCTGATTCTTGATATTGTCCAAATAGAGGCCAGGTGCATTATTCACCGTGGCAATGCCAGAAGCATCATACGTTGCGTTTCCCTTGTTGAAAATGTTTTGGTACGGCGGGATATTGGTCGGGTTGATGTCATTGACATAGACCCAAATCGAATAGGTGAATTCGATACCCGTCTTTTGGTTGTTGGAACGCTGGATGGTAATGGCATTTTGGTCTTTGGGATCTTGGATGATGCGCGTACTGCTCGATGCATTGGACGTCCCACTGACCAAAAATGGGCTGGACGGCGGTTTGATGAAAAATCCAAGAATGAGGATGCCTAAATTTATCAAAAGGAAGAACACGATGAGCATGAGTATTAAAAAGGCGAATTTGGCTAAAATTGAATTGCTCTGCAGGAAATCGCTGCTGCCATCGACTTCCGTGCTACTTCCAAAGGAACTGAGTGAATCTTTGACGGATTCGGTGGCATTTCCAATGGCATTTGCAGCTGAATTGTAGGTTGATGTTGCACCGTCACGAACAGCTTCCATTTACTGTATGGTGGTAAAAAAAACAAGGTCTTCTGAATGTGGGGGAAGTGGGGAGGGGGACATACGATTCAAATTTGCGTTTGAATTCGACTTGGTTTAGTCAAAGTATAGTGCAAACCACGCCCGGGGTTGATTTGATTGATTGAACAATGTCTACAACACGCATCTCGGATTTGCCAGAGAATGTAACGCTTCAACACACCACGACGAGTAGTCCCGTTGGAGTATTTCCCCCGGCATTGGAAACGCGTGCACCCGAGAAACTCAGTAACGAAATCATCAATGCACAAACCACGTACGTTCCCTTGAACGTTCATGTAAATCCGTATGGCCATCCACCTCCTTCCCCGAATGGTCAGTTGCCTGCAGCCACAACCGCAACCGCAACCGGAAATCCCGATGCTGCCGCGGACAAGCAACAATATCGTCTTCCGTCCCGCGATATTCCCAGGAATACGTTGGAATTCCAACACGATGCAGAGATTCAAGCGAATTATATCCCGCGACCCAAAGCAACGGCGGATTATATCCGGGAATACGAGCAAGATGTAACTCGTGACCGGAGACAAGTCGAGCGGCGAAAAGTCCAACTGCTGGCAGCCGACGACTGGTATGAACGCCTACAGATTCCCATTTTGGTGGGTCTGCTTTTTTTCATTTTTCAAATGCCTGTATTCAACACGTTTTTGCGAAAAAATTTCACGTTTTTAGCATTGTACAACGAGGACGGCAACTTTAATATTGTTGGATTGGTCTTCAAGTCCGTCTTATTTGCAAGTATATTTTACATGATGCAACAATGTTTGCTCACGTTTGGTGCAGATTAACCCGAGGCAAAGGCTACGTAGCTACGCTAGCGGGGAACCCAGGTTCAGAACCCCTCCTCTTCAGAATCGCTTCGCGATTCCAGACTCCCGGCAGGTTAATTCCTTGTCGATTCTGAAGACCGGTGGGCATAGCTGGGCTACGCTACATACTCCTCCTCGCTCAATTCTTGAGAACAATCCAACGTGGTCATGGCTTCCGTGGCCACTACAAACACATTCTCCAGGGCTCGTTTCTTGCGAGGTTTGACGACGGATTTACGCTTGCTTATTTTCTTGCACTCCACCACCACCTCCTCCTCCTCCTCCTCGACGTCCTCTTCGTCATCGTCCACGACGAAACCATCGCTCTTGGAGTACCCGTCTCGCGTCAACTCCTCGTCGGTGACATCGGTAGAAGAGGCGGAAGCGGAATCCTCGGACAACTCCTCGGATTGTAAATCTTCAAATCCGCCCATCAATGCCTCACACGCCTTGTTCCACTCTTCGACGGAAAAATTCACCGGCTTGTCGGCGACTTTGGCAACGAGGACCACCGTGCCGAAAAACAGGGTTTCTGCAATGGGCGGCGGAAATTCGTACTTGTTTTCTTGTCCCGCACGACCCACCGATTTTCCATACACGTGAATGGCCTTGTCGCCGTAAGTATACACCGCGTGTTGAACGAAGTCCGTGGCATGCTTGAATCCCGCTCGCTTGTACAAATCTGCAAATTCTTTGCCCGATGACACATCCTCTAGGTCGGACGTGTGATGCTTGATGTTGATGGCTTCCAACACACCCGTTTTGGGAACAAGTACAATGGACAGGAGTGTCATCCGAGGTGCTTTAGAAAGATGGATGCTATTTAACGGTAAATTAATCTCCCCAAAAAGTATATCATGCTGTCTCGAAAGGTCAATAAGCAAGCCATGAATCACAAAACAACGCATCGCAAAGTGTACAAAATGTGGGGCGGCGCAGGTCCCGAAGGTGTCGTTGAAGAACGCAAAGAAGGAGAAGAAGTGGAAGAGAACGACACGAGTCTAGAGTCTGCGCCATCATCAACACCATTTACCATGCCAGAAGGAAGTGCAGAGGGAAAACCCTCGGAACCCCCCTCTGATGAGACAAAACAGCCACCTCCTCAAGATGAGACCATGTATACGGGAGTGAAAAATGGAATTATGAATTCTGGTAACAATTTTTTGAGCAATTTGACAGACATAGTAGCGGGACCGAAAGAGCCTGCTGTAGTACCCGAGGCATCTGGGGAACCAGAACCCCAACCTATGGTCAATTCTCAGGCACCTCCTCCTTTAGACACGCACAATGACAGCATCGTGAAAGATTTGTTGGAAATTGTCAAAATTAAAGAACAAAACTCGGAGGTTCAAACCAATTTGCTGAAAGAATTGGTTGCCGTGTCTACCAAATTGGATATATTGCTGAAACAGCCCCAGTCTCCTCTTTCCCCGAGCGACGGAGACGATAAACTACCGGATGCAGAAGGAGAGGAAGAAGGAGACGAAGGCGAATCGTCATTCAAAGACACGGTCACAAGTCCCACGAATGGTGAGATGGAAAGTTCTCCTGCTTTGGAATCTGTCAGCCCTCCTGCGTCTGAAGGAGCCGAAATGGACGGAGGTCCTCTTGCCGGTCCTGCCCCTGAAGAAGCTTCTTCGGAAATGAACGGAGGCCCTGGCCCTGGCCCTGGCCCTGGCCCTGGAGCTTCTTCGGAAATGAACGGAGGCCCTGGTACTGGCCCTGGCCCTGGCCCTGGAGCTTCTTCGGAAATGAACGGAGGCCCTGGTACTGGCCCTGGAGCTTCTTCGGAAATGAACGGAGGCCCTGGTACTGGAGCTTCTTCGGAAATGATCGGAGGCCCTGGCCCTGGAGCTTCTTCGGAAATGAACGGAGGCCCTGGCCCTGGAGCTTCTTCGGAAATGGATGAGTCCAAGAGGACTGGTGGTGGTGCAAAAAGCTTCCGTCGCCGTCAAAAACGCAATGGCCGTCGTTCGCGGAAATACAAATACCGATATGTTTATTAATTCGTTGAAATTCGACCAAACTGTATCTCACCATGACTCATGTGGTGGATTTGGAGGGTGGTCGTGTCGATATGCATCGTGTGGGTGATACATCATGTAATCCAATATTTGCAAGACACTTTTACAATTAAAAAAAACAAGGACATGGTGAAAATTCATGTCGAAAAATATGAGAAAATGATGGACGACATTTTAGCGGGGCAATCCCAGAAAACTTTTCAGGGATTTTGTCCTGCTACCGAAAACAATCAGGAAACAACCTGCCAGAATGGCAGGCCAATCTCTGATGCCGATATTGCCCCTGTAGCTTAGTGGTAGAGCACCAGTCTTGTACGTCAAAGACAACTGGAGGTCGCGGGTTCAATTCTCGTCGGGGGCTCAAACAATACTGAAATTCAAATAATTAATTAATAAATAAAAAAGATATAATTTATATCACACCGGGTTTCACACCATGTCCGCGTTTGAACCCGAATATCGAAGCGAAGATGAGGAAGAGGACAAGGTGGTTCGTCGACGTGGAGAAGACGAGGATGAAGAAGACGACTACGACGAAGATGATGTCCCCAAAGAAGGTTCGGAGGATGAAGAGGACAACGTTGACGGGGACGAAGACGACGACGACGACGACGAAGACGACGACGAAGACGAAGACGAGGGAAACGACGAAGGAGACGACGTCGACGACGGAACGCAACTACTTCCACAACAGCAACGTCAAGGAATGTTGGATGATGTTGTGGAGGACGAAGAAGAAGGCGGGTACGGATATTTGAAAAAGTTTGACACCAATGTGCGCTACAGCATGGTGGAGGAGCATCACCCCGAACTCTTGGTGGAAAACAATGAAGATGTCCAAGCCCGCACCTTCATTCAACGCGACGACCAAGGCAACATTGTCGACCCACATCACCGAACGGTGCCGCTCTTGACCAAGTACGAAAAGGCGCGTGTTTTAGGCGAGCGCGCCAAACAATTGAATTCTGGCGCCAAGCCCTTTCTTGATGTCCCCGAAACGGTGTTGGACGGCTACCTCATTGCTCGGATGGAATTTGAGGCCAAGAAAATTCCATTCATCATCAAGCGGCCGCTGCGTAACGGCACATGTGAGTACTGGAAGGTGTGTGATTTGGAAACACTGTAAACTCTAGTTGCGCCATCGCTTTCCACAATCTAAACACGTGATAAATACAGTGGCTGGCTCATCCGCACTTCGCGTCTGCATTTCGTAATACGTGCACCGTTTGGACTTGCACTTTTTACAGGTATACATGTCCGTCGAGGCCTCCACCACGTCTCCCGTTAGCTTGGAGGCGTCCCGTTTCATCTTTTGGTCCATCAAGTCCTTCCAGCGGTCCGGTCGGAACTCTTGGTGCGTCATTTTCGCCACCGCGGGAGCCGTAATCTCGCCCGATTGCAACAGCGGAACAATGGCCGGCAGGTTGCTGAGCAATGTTCGCAAACGGTCCACATACAATTGCACAAACGCGGAATTTTCCCACTTTTTCACCACGCGATTGTTGGTTGCCTCTTGTACTGCATAGTTGTACACTCCCTTTTCCAAATTGACCACTACTATCGAAACTATCGACACCGCAGAGGAAGAATCCGCTCCGTCAAAGACGCGTTGTACACGCTGTCGGACATGCTCACGAAATTGTTCCGGATGATGCACCGTCAAACAGGGCATCTGTGGAGTGTTATATGATGTGCAACCGTGCTGGATGAAGAAAAGAAAATAATCTACCCACAAACTAACTAACCTAGACAATGTTTACGCGATTCCATGATGACGAGGTGCGCATTCAGGCCCAAATGCGTGCTCAAACATTTGCGGGTCGGTACGCGATTGCCATGCCCGGTCCGGGCGTCGACTTACCTTTTCAAGAAGATGCACAACTTCGTCTTCAACGCTGGGGCGCCAATTTGCGCAATGAAACGGTCAATTTAGAAAGCGACTTGATGGGGATGACACGCTCTCTCAACCGCGACGACGTCGATTCCAACAACTACATTGCGACTGCAGTCTCTTCGACCATGCCTACCGGCTATGGAACAGCCACTCCCATGGTCGAAGAGAGCCGTGCCAGCGTACCCGCCTGGCAATTTCGCGAGGCAGAACACAGTCGCTGGGAATTGCCGTGGACCAATCCACAGGCTCATTTAGAGAAACCGTTTCATGACAATTTGCCCACACGACTGTTGGAAAAGGACTACTTTCAACCCGAATTGTCGTTGCACGTACCCTGCGACCCTCGTGCCAAACCTCCCGCCAATTCGGAAGCCATTGACTATTACTTGAGCGGCCGGTCACTCTGTCTGGGTTAACAAATAAAATGCCGCACACGTCGTGGAGAAACATGGGGATAATTTCTGTATACGATTGTATACAGCAATTTTTTGTCTTTGAAAAAAAAAATGGAGTATGCAATTCCGTTTGCCGCATTGGCGGGATTATTTGCCATTTCCGTGCAGTCGAAAAAGAATAAAGAAGGGTTTCGTTTGACCAATGGTTCCACAGAGGACGTTTTACCCAACACTGACATGCCGAATCACAACTTTGCCGTCGATAATGTTCAATATCCACTCATGGATGCCAACAATGTGTTGGACCGCACCGAAAAATTGGACCACGACAATTTGTACCAAGGAAGAGCCTACACGGACAAGTTCTTCAACGTCTTTGATCCGCAAAACCAATTCGTAGGTGACGCCGCCGCAGGTGCCGGAGCTGCAGATAACCGCAATGGTTCCAACAACAGCGAAGCCGTCTATACCTCCCTGATGGGTGTTCCCGTGGACAAGACCTATTTCAAACACCAGAACATGGTCCCTTATTTTGGCTCCAAAATTCGCCAGAGGCAATTTGACCCCAACACGTCCGAATCGCTATTGGATTCGAAAAACGGCACGGGATCCCAGTTGTTCACCAAAACGGAGCAGTCCCCTCTGTTCAAACCCGAAGATCACCTGCAATGGGCCTACGGAATGCCCAATCAAAACGACTTTATGCAAGCTCGCGTGAATCCCAGTTTGCGCATGGCCAATGTCAAGCCCTTTGAGGAAGAACGTGTCGGCCCGGGGTTAGGTTTAGGGTACACCACCCAGGGGGCTTCGGGTTTCAACAGCGGCATGATGGACCGCGAGACCTGGATGGACCGCGACGTCGACCAACTGCGCACGGCAAACAATCCCAAAGCCGGCGGCGCGGGCGTCTACGGATACGAAGGACCCGCCGACAGTCGGATTAAAAGCATGGGCACCTCCGAACACATGGGACGAATGGAGAAGAATCGCCCGGAAAAGGCATTTGACATGGGCAGTGACCGGTTGATGACCACCACCGGGTTGGAAAAGGCGCAAACTCTCCGCTCCACCGTCGTGGAACGCCGCGTGGCGAGGCCCGAGACGGCCACGGAATACGTTGGGGTGGCACAATCCCAACTGTCGCCCGGAAATGAGAGCCTCGATGGTGCCTACTTGCCCAGCAAACGCCAAGAGTTGGGGGAAGTGCCCGTGGGCATCGCCGGACAAACCCATGCCGTGACCCCCATATTGGCCAATGATTATTCCGTCAAGTCCCACAAGGCGTACAAAAACAACCGCACTGCACAACAGGTGGGGGGTGGTGCCGGGTACTTTGGTGCGCTGTCCTCGGCCATTCATGCGGCAGTGACCCCCGTGTTGGACGTCTTGCGTCCTTCCCGTAAAGAAAACACGGTGGGCAATTTGCGCGTCTACGGCGATGCCGGCAGCACAGTGCCGCAGTCCTATGTGCTGAATCCCAATGATCGTGCACCGACCACGGTACGCGAAACGACGGAACGTTCCAAGTTCCACATGAATATCAATGCCAATCAGTTGGGGGGAGCCTACCGGGTCACGGCGCATCAACCCGCCGTGACCGAACGTGCGGGACAATCGGAGTACTACTATGCGGGAGGTTCAAGTGCGGGCGGCGACCGCCGACAAATGCGTGCCTACGATGCGGAATACCGCCAACGCAACAATGACATCAAAGCCCAGACGATTGACGGGCGCATGCAGCAGGGAAACATGTCTTTGTTGAACAACAAGGTCAACATTCGCGCGTATGACCGCTCCCCTGGATTGTCCCACGTCGAACGCGCACCTGTACCGTCGGGCAACAGCGGAATCCACAATTCCACACCGTCCGTTGATGCGTTGGGGCAGTTTACTCTCCACACCAAACCGGGACTTAACCTCATGCAACAGCAGGACCGCAGCATGGACGGCGCCTTGTTGCAGTCGCAACTTCGGGGCAACCCGTACGCCATTGCGTCGTATTCCAGCCCTACGACTGCTCGGTAAAAAACATCTTGTAGCTCTGCGAGACAACATGTTTTTTTTTTCTGGCAATCCAGACCTACTACCTACTACTTGCGAACCACTAGAGGTCCACTCGGCATGGGGTACTGCCGCTGATGGGGCTCCACGTGCAGCGTCTCTGGCATGACCAGGGGAACGCGTTGGTCCACTATCGTGTATGCGGGATGTTCCACGAGGTGCGCCGCAAAGGGCTGGGTTGCGGGGTCCACGAGATTGGTGGCCCCAATGCCAAACAAAAAGGACTCGACGTCTTGCGGATTCTCGGCCAAGACGGCATTGCCCATGTACCCTTGCAGCAAACCCGTGCCGGCCATCAAGACATGTTTCGGGTACGCATAATCCCGCTCGGCGACATACGACGAACCCTGCGTATAGGCGCGTTGTTCCAAACAATAATTTCCGGGTGTATTCTTGCTACGTGTCGAGGCCATGTTTTATGGTACAACTTTGTTTTATTATGATATTGTACATCATTTTATTTTTTCCAACATCGCCACAAACGCCGGATGCTCACGATTCCATAGTAGTACTCCCATGGGCGCAAGAAACACACACAAACACCGGTGAAAGGCGGCAAAGTAGTCGTACGAAAACAAAATGGTCAGACCGATCGAAGGGTCGAACGACAACATTTTGCCCGCAGCATGGTCCAACAATTCTCGAAACAATCCGTCGTGTTGAATCTTTTCGTAAATTTCGTCCATGACATGGGTGGCCGCACCCACGTCATAGTCATTCTCATCCTCCGTAATGTCGTCGTCCGAATCATTCATAGTGTCGGTTGGGGATAATGTGTTGTTGTTGGAGGACACCATGCCAAAAATACTGCGAAACGTTGCGCGGTACTCACGGTCCGAAGAGTACGAGATTTCCATACAGGAAGTGTCGTACATGGTGTGACAAAACAAATGTATATTTATTCTTAGTACGCTTTGGAATTGGCACCGCGGTAAGAATCTTGGGTATTGTACCGGGTATCCGTCCCCCCACGCACCCATCCCTCCATGGCCGCTTCTTCCACCGTATACTTGGGGTCGCGCACGTGCTGTTCCAACTTGGCATCCGACGGTTGCAGTGTGTAACCCATGAAACTCTGGGTCATCACCGTGGACACGCTCTTCTTGTCGGTCACCGCTTGTCCTTGCATGAGCTGCGACTCCACTTCAGGGTCACAGGACCCACGGCCCAAATAAGGCACCGTGATAAACGGACGTTGGGCAAGCTGAAGTCTGCCTAAATTGCGCTCCTGCTCCGACTTGACCACCAACTGGGAATCCATGTCAATCACGGAACCCGGAATCCCATAGCCGTGCGAAATGTTGGTGGGCACCACCGCAGGCAACGACGTGGCAAACTTGATTTCGTCGTTGAATGTCGTTGCGTTAAAAAACCCCGTGTGGAGGTAAGTGTCATATCGAATGTTTTGCACAGTGCGTTGGGATTCACAGGCAGCATCATCGCCTAAACGGTCTTGGTTGTAATACGTTTTGACCGTCGATGACATGCTCTACCACCAAACCTTTTCTATATTGCATGCACAGATTTTATCCTCCCCAGCGGTAGCGGGGAACATATTCAATGGGGTGCTTTTATTGGTTGCGGTACTGCGGATTATCGCGCGCACAAGCAAACATGTTGCCCTCTTTGCATGATATCATGCTGCCATAACAAAACTCGGAAAAGGCCTGTTGGTCATTGGGAATTGTGGTGGCAGCATTGCTGAAAAAGGGCCGCAACGACTGCTCAAACTCGAATTCATTGGCTAAATCGGCAAACAACTTTTCCGCAATGTCCGGTTGCCCCGGATGTTGCTGGACGACCATGCGTTTGGCTTGCAACAGAATCTGGTCGGCATTCTTTTCCGTTGGAGGGGCAGGTCTTTTGTTGGGATTGTCGACCCAGTCCGTCACCAACACGTTGCTCAATGGGTTGATGGGCGTCGACGGTTGAAACACTTCCTCCGACGACTTACCCTTCAACTCTTTCAAACGACGTTCCGCCGCGTCCCGTTGTTGGGTCAAGTACCCTTCCTGGCGTTTGTTTGCCCAATAATACAGGAAAATGGCCACCATCAACATGACGCCAATGACCAGCAAACGCGTGTTTCCCGAATACATGAAACTCAGTGCCGTGACGATGACCATGCCACGCGTGAGTGCGTTCAATTTTTGGTCCAGCGTCATGTCGGGCATGGGAAACACATCAAACGGGGGACGAAACAGAACATTGGGGTCTTCGGACCAAAACGGTATTTGGGTATTGGGTTGTTGTTGTTGCGACGATTCGTTTGTCTTGGGGGGGTCCGTGTTCTTCTCATCTTTCTTGGCTAAACCATCTTGGCACGGTTTTGTATCCAACATCTTGATATACTAGACGATATTTTTGATACGTTGTTTGACACACTTCTTGTCCATTTGAAATGTCTCGCATTTTTCAGTCTGGGGCAAAATCTGCAACACACACTTTGACTTTTCGCCGTGATACAAGGGTTCCGTGCACCCATCCTCCTTTTTCGGCGATGGTGGGGGCTCTTCTGTACGTGCAGTCGCCGTGCATCGGGCACGGAAATGCTCATACCGTTCTCTTACGGCATGGTACGAAAGTCCCGAGGACTTGTGGAGCATCGTGTTTACCAATTCGTGCAGGTCATACATGTATTTTGAAAACGTGGCCCGGGATTTCATGTGCGCCCATGTCAGCGGTAGCTTGGCTAAATTCTTGCAAAAGTTGTTGCGGCACTTGCCACAGGGCAACACGGTCTTCAGGTGATACACCAACTCGCGGTAATTGCGCTTGTCATCGCATGTGGGCTCCACGGGGTAATTGAAACTTATGGTATGCAAAACGTGCCACATACTGGGGCCCCATACGGCCGTGAGCATTCCGTCGCCACTGTTGTACTCGGAGTTGGTATAGGTTCTCTTGGCCGTCTTTCTTTTTCGCATCTTCTTCCGTCTGTTCATTGTTCTTGTCATGTTGTTCACCGCCGCCTTTTTCTTTCTTTGCCATATACTAAGACAAAAACGGCCACGTTATGAATCGATGGTCGATGTGTCCCCGTGCTTGATGCGAGTCGTAATTATACGCGCGATAAATGTCTTGCACGTGGTACATGCGGGCCACAAATCCAACGCACATGATCAACACGAGGGACACCACGAGTCGGACGTTGACCATGTTGGAAAGAAGTTTTCCAACAAAAATAAAACTGACGAGATTCACAAAGGCCGTGTACAAGAGGGTATGAAACACGATGGAACCCACCATGGCCGGTACCATGTCGACCATCGCCGTGCGACGCTGCGGGTCCGTGGATTGAATGTACAACTGCGTGAACATATACTAAAAAGAAAGAAAACAATTGTTTCCATTTCCCATTGTTGGATTGTTGAACCACGACGAACCACGACAGACCCCTATCGTCGTGGCAATGACCAACCCAGTTGCGTTGGAATGACACCAGACAGGACCAGCCGTTTCACTTTGCCAAGCGACTAGCCGTTCTGACCCAGGGGCTTTCTTTCCAGGGCCCCAGGACCCAGTCGTTCCAACGCAACCCAGACCTTGTCTGGGTTGGTCATTGCCACGACAGAACCCTTCGGGTTCAACGCAACCAGACCAAGGTCTGGTTGGTCATTGCCACGACGAACCCGAAGGGTTCTGTCGTGGTTCGTCGTGGTTCAACATTCCAACAAGACATGAAATAAATATGATTTAACTTTTTTACATTGTCAGATTTTTTTATAGAAAGTGTGTGAAAAGCACGAAAGAGCTCTCTCTGTTGTTGGATTGTTGGAATGACTCCAGACAGGACCAGCCGTTTCACTTGCCAAGCGACTAGCCGTTCTGACCCAGGGACTTTCTTTCCAGGGCCCCAGGAGCACGTCGTTCCAACATTCCAACAAGACATGAAATATGATTTAACTTTTTTACATTGTCAGATTTTTTTAAAGAAAGTGTGTGAAAAGCACAAAGGGGGAATTTCTTTGTGTTGACCCAGCTATGTTGAACTCCAAAAATTGTCCATTCCGGGCATTTTTGACGAGTGTATTCTTCATTGTCACACACCCTTCGGCACACCCTCTCTGTACCTTTTGTCAATTGCATTTCATCTCAAGCAAAAATGCATCGAAAGGAATTGAACAAAATTTTCGGGAAAAAGAGATGTGCTGACATAATGGCAAAATCCAAACTCAAAACAAAAATGGCGAAGACTTTGAATCAAGAAGAGAAGAAGGACAAGTTTGCAGTCAAGGACGTTCGACAAGAATGTTACGAAGGACCATCAGGACAAGGACACGGACCAGGACCCGGACCAGGACCCGGACCAACCTCTCTGCGTGTGATGATGCGACTTTTAGTTTTTTTCAACAAAGGGCACAAGAATCTCGCCCACAGACTTGTGCATTGTGCATCTACTTTTTCATTGTTGGAACTCATGAACGTGGTTCGTCCAACAACAATCTATTCGGCTGGCAAGTTATTTCGCATTCATATTGTGCGTCCAACTGCAGCACCACGACTTCATGCAGTCCGCTCTACTGATTTGTTGGACTCGATGCAACTCGTGTGGGGAGACACTTTGTATGTGGACTGCAGTCCACCACCACTTGAAACAGCATTGTCCAACAGTAAAACCGCAAGTATTGTTTCCTGATTGTTTTTAGTAAGAAATGTAACCACAATTCAAATCACCTGAGATGTATTTTGTTCCCCAGCTTTGCAGAACCACGGAATCGCCAAAACAATTCTGATGACCCGTGGACATTGTCTGAGCGAACACAATTCAATCCATTCGCAGTGGGTGGATTGCTGCACACCCTCGAACACACCTTCGAACACTACCTCGTTTCCTACTACTACTGCTACCATGGCCCGCACGAAGCAGACGGCTCGCAAGTCCGTGGGAGGCAAAGCCCCACGCAAGCAACTGGCCACCAAGGCTGCCCGCCTGGCCTGCCCGACCTCGGGTACGTTTGTTTGTTTTTTTTGGCTTTTTTTTGGGATTGCATCATCGCATGATTTTTCTCACCCTTTGTTAAAAAACCCAACACTTTCAGGCGGCGTCAAGAAGCCCCACCGCTACCGCCCCGGCACGGTCGCGTTGCGCGAAATTCGCAAGTACCAGAAGAGTACCGAGCTCCTGATTCGCAAGCTGCCTTTCCAGCGGCTGATTCGCGAGATTACCCAGGACTGGAAGACGGACCTGCGTTTCCAGTCTTCCGCCATGCTCGCACTCCAAGAGTCCGCCGAGGCCTACCTCATCGGCTTGTTCGAGGACACCAACCTGTGTGCCATCCACGCCAAACGCGTCACCATCATGCCCAAGGACATGGCGCTGGCCCGCCGCATCCGCGGCGAACGCACGTAAGTATACTGAACCGCAGCTGCAAACGTCGTCGCGACAAGTTCGGCAGACGAACGTTATATAGTGTAATTTTCCAGCGCGAAGACAATAAAAAGCAACTTGTTGCAAGCCCGGTTTGCACCACACCTCGTATCACATCACACTTCTCTTTTTTTTTAAATATTATTGTGGCGGCGGCGGCGCGTCAGCGGCGGGAATGTCGACGTTTCCAAAGACGAAACTCACGACGGCCATCGAGCCCATGAGTAAAAACCAAGACTATGTGTGTTCCGGTGTTGGAAAAGACGTCGAAACAAAGGAACACTTTGAATGGGTCATGCTGAATGATGGGCATGGCACAAACACGTGCATTCAGGCGTTACGCAACATGTCCATTGTTAAAAAGACGGAATTGATTGCGCAACGCCACCCGGTGGAAGCCTTGGCTGCCGACCTCGATGCGAGTGGCCATATATTGAAATGGGAATCCTCGGGGGCTACTGCAGTCATTGTCAAACGCTTTGCCACACGCATCGAGTGCATTTGTGCCGGGGATTCACGTTGCATGGTGTTTGAAAATCAATCGTTGGTGTATACCAGTACGCCTCACAATGCGGCGAATCCAAGCGAACGCATGCGCGTGGCTGCGCTGGGAGCCTCGTTTGAAGATTTCAGCGAAATTCAACTGACGTCGGAAACGACCATGACACTCAAACCGTCCCTGTACACAGTCTTCCGACCCCTGCATCCTGCCCAAGGGCGTCAACTCTTGGCACCCACACAGTCTCTGGGTCACAACTCCAAGACGGGATATGCTCCCGAATATTTTCGATTGGACGTGGTCCAGGGAACACGCTATCGCATCGTCCTCGGAAGCGACGGCCTGTTTGACATGCTTATGTTGGACCATGCACCGGACCTGCAAAACCTCGCCGACCCCTCGTTGGTCGCACAAGACATTTGCAACTGGGCAAAAACACGGTGGTTGCAAACGTGGCATGGGCATTTTTCCGATGGAACCCGAGAAACGTTTGCTTTCCGGAAAGAACAATGTGATGATATATCCGTGGCCATCATGGATATATGATTTTGTTTTTTTTTGCAAACCCGAGCAATTGCCCGTTTTGCAAAACGCCTCTAAAATGGCGGAACGTCGGTGAAAATCTGCGTAGACGCTGGATTGAGCACCTTGGTCTCCGTCAAGACGTTGAAAAACTCGGCAATGGACGATTGAAAGTGAAAGAACAAGAAGGACGCCGACAAGGTCGAGCAAAAGACGACCAGGCCATCTCGTGCGACTTGCTTCAACGGAATCGGGTCTTCGTCTTCCGGTGTCAAAAACCGCATCTCGGCGAACTTGGACACGCAGAAAAAGAATGTCACCCCCACCGCCAACAAGAAGACGGGATTCATTATTGCATCATCAGGGCACTTAATTTGCTAAAATTTAAACGCAACCTGTTTCGCCAAAAAGTCCGCCATCTTCGATAGAGATTAGATTTAGTCTTCTTTCTAGAAACAACCTGACCTGACTTGAACCTTGGGTTCCCCGCTACTCCGGGAGAATGATTTTTCTTTTCATCCTAACTTTACACATATTTAATATCGTGATGTGGAGAACTATATACATTTATATGCAACTTTTTTAAATTATATTGTACAACATAATTATCCCATAAATTATGTAAATTAGGAAAATCATAGTCATCCATGATTAATATTGTTCCTTGTTTCGATAATGTATATGAATTTATAATGTCGCAAGTGGCAACTTCTGTGGAATGTCCTCCATCTATATGTATTAAATCATAAATAGCATTATGATTCTCTAATGTTTGTACACTATCTCCGATTGTTATATTTATTCTATCACCAAAAAATTCTTTCAATTTTTCGTAACAAAGCATTGTATATTTATGCTCGCCTAAATCAAAGCAAGATATACGAATATTTGGATTAGTTATAAGCATTAGTAATGTAGAGAATCCAGAATTAAATCCAATTTCCATTACATTTTTAATATTTCTGTTTAACACCATATTGCTTATATTTTTGGATTTATTTAAAAACACATCTGTATAATGAGTTGTATGATGTGTCATAAAGATATTTCCTTCTAATAATTCCCCACAATTATAAATAATTGGAAGTAAATACGAATCAATATAAGATTTTGTTTATTGTATGTTATTATTTATGGTAAAATCTTTCATCTGATTTAAAAACAGAGTCATGGCATATATTTTATGTCCATAAATACCTGGCCCTCCTGGAAAATGATGTATCACTTTATCACCATGAATGTTACTATCATTGTTCACAACCAAAGATTTTAAAATCTTATTATTGTATAATTTATATTTAAAAGCATTATACACTATATACGGTTGATCATAACAAGCAAAATTATAAGGTCTTTTAACAATATCCTCGTTTATTTTATTAAATAAATCTTTTATTTTTTCACAGTTATTAAATAATAAAATTCCACTAGAAAATGCAGATTTATCATTATAATTATCAATTTCATTACCAAAAAGTGATTTTCCCCAATAATCATAATGACTATCAATTTCTCCCTCCTCTAGTACATATAAAACATCTTCCTTACAAACATCAAACACCTTATTGATAAAATCTTTTACTATTATATCGGTATCTAAATAAAGTATTTTATTGTAATTCGTTATAGAGGGAAAACTAAACAGATCTAAGCGTGCCTTACACGCTTTATCTATATCGTCGTATGTATCATTAATTTCAAATTTCACTTTTTCATCATTAAATAAGTGACTCTGTTTAATCTTATTCATAAATAGTGTAGAGGTATAGACTAATATATTCGTGTGATCGTCTAAATCTCCATAAATAAATATACTTTCTAAAAGAAGGTATAACATATCAACATAGCTTTCTTGGTTGAATACACAACAAAAAATACAATTCATATTTGTGTGTGTATAAAATAATAGAAGCATATTATTTTATAAATCCTGACGCGTATTCTTGTTTAGGATGCTACAACTCTTGAATTCCTAAATCCAAATCTGCTGCTGTTGCGGCGGCTGCGGTGGTTCCCAAGTCGGTGAAATCCAGAGACACGGGCTCGTCCAAAATTTTGATGCGGTCCTCTTCCGCCTCTTGCTCCTCCTCCAACTTCCGTTCCAGTGCCCGCGCTGCACTGAGTTGCTCCAGTCGGTCAATGTCTTTGGATGCCAACACTTCTTCCGGCCTGCTCGCTCCTTCCGTCAACACCGAATCCATATCATTAAAGGTCAGGCGCGACACCACGGGGGCATCGTCCAAATTCTGGACCGACGGTACCGTGGGCGTCGTTTCCGTTGATGACGTCTCTTTCGTGGCAGCATCAGCTGCAGCAGCAGCAGCGTCTTTGGCCAGGTCGGCCTCCACCGTCGTCTTGACCGGTTCAATAAAGACTTCCTCTTCTTGCTCGATGCTTTCGTCCATGTACGCCCGAATGATGGCCTCGGTGGGAATCGACTCACGAATCGTCATCATGATGGCCTCTTGCACCATGACCTCCAGCTCGCGCAAATTCTTTTGCTGCTGGAGCGGCGAAATGTTCTTCTCAAAGAGGTAAATGTTCATGTACACTTTGCGGGCCGTGTGGACGTAGACCTTGTGCACAAACCCGTCAAGTTTCGGTACCGAAATGTCAATCTTCTTTTGTTTGTTGCCCACGCGGATGCACGTCAAGACTTTGAGTTGGATAATGTGCACACAGGTAATCAAATCCTCTAAATAATTGCATCCGCTACGTTCCACAATGCGTTTGCGTTCCTCTTCCACAATCAGCGCATTCCACTGCGGCACGCGCGACAAGAGGTTTTGAAACGTCATCAGGTACTTGTTCATCTCGTCCGTGTCCACGCACATTTTCCAGGCCTCGTTGAAAATGGAACGAAATCCTTCAATGACCAGGGGGGTGAATATGCTGACCAAACGACTGCACCATTCGTTGCGCGACTCGTGCAAATTCGAAATGACAAAATCGTCCATTGTATACTAAAGTCCAAACATTGCGTAACGTGCGGTTTTGACGCACACTACGCTATGCAAATTTGACTTTGCGTTCAATGTTTTCAAACATTTCGGGCGAGTACAAGAGATTTCCCGTCGGTTTGTACTTGTCCACCGGGGTAAAAACGCGCCGGGCTCCGTGGGTGGCACCCGTACTATTGGTACTGTTGGTCTCCGTCGATTCCTCGACGTCCTCCTTCTGTTTGATGTTCCCGTACTCGTCGACTGCAACGCCCGTCTTTTTCTTGTACTCTTGGCGGACATACGACGGCACAAAATGCGACCACGATACAAACAGGGTGTTGGGATGCACATACCGAATGTGAAACTTGCTGCTCTCGAGCTTGGCCACCAAATACGCAATGCAGTCCGCCTTGTCGTATACCGGCTCGCCGAATATGTACTCGGGCACGACGAACCATATGTGCTGTTCCGAAATGGCCTTGTTGCGCGCGGTCAATGTCACGCGTTTGTGAATTCGATTCAAAATCTTGTTGAAAATGGCCACTTGTTTCAAGTCGCGACGATGGCGTTTTTCATACAGGGAATCAATGTCAATCTGCGACGCACTTTCTTCGTCGTCCACGAACAAAAAACACGACATTTGTTGTTGTGTAAGGAGGAAAAAAGATTTAAACAATGCACGATTCCCAAACAAACATACACCGTGGAATGGTCGATGTCGAAGACGATGACATCATCGTCGAGCTACGCGACGACTTGGGAGCCAGTGTCATGTTGTCAGAAGCCGTCGAAACGTCGCCCACGAAGAGTAGTTGTAGTAGTAGTAGTAGCAAGAAGAAGAAGACCAAGGATCCGACACACGGTTCCTCGCGTGATTCTAATTCTGTGATTCGTCATCTCGTCTTGTCTGGCGGCGGCACCTCCGGTCTCGTGGCATTTGGAGCACTTCGAGCTTCCCAACAACAACAACCCCAACCACTCTGGTCCCACGATGACATTGTCAGTATCGACGCCGTGTCCGCGGGAACCATTCTGGCCATTTTGATTGCGTTGCGCTTCGATTGGGACGACGCCGAAACATACCTGGTCAAACGACCATGGCATCACGTCATCAAATCCGATTTGTACGGCATGTTGGGGGCGTTTGAGCGACGCGGCATGTGGGGACAGGAAATTTTCGAAGAACTCTTGTCCCCCCTCTTGCTCGCCAAAAATCTGGACAAGACGTCCACCCTCGACGACTTGCATCGCGTGTCCGGCATCGACGTGCACTTGTATACTGTGGCCATGAAGGAACGGTGCGAATTGGTCGACCTTTCGCATCGTACGCATCCCACATGGACCATTATTGAAGCCGTGTACGCATCCTCCTGTGTCCCCGTCCTCTTTGCACCCTTGTTCAAAGACGGGATAGGGTATGTCGACGGCGGCATCTTGCTAAATTATCCGCTCCCCAAATGTCTCGAACGACCAACTACCGGACACGGCGACACCATTTTGGGCATCAACAAACAACTTGACGACACGGAACCGATGCAATCCACGTCCACGTTATTCGACACCCTGACCTATTTGATCACTCACATCATCATGTCGTCGCGGCATCGGATTCCACTTCCCTCGCTTCGTCACGAATTCCACATCACGTCGGGTCTCGTCACCTCGTTGGATATTCTACATCTCTGTTCTTCGGAATCGCTGCGTCAAACCCTCGTTGACGAAGGAAAAGCGATTGCGTCGTCTTCGAAGAAGAATTAGGCCTTTTTGGGGCCCAAGGTACCCGTGACAAATTGTTCCAAATTCTCCTTGGTCACTTTTCCTTCAAATCGGACAGTCTGACCGTCTTTCAAAATGATAACACTGGGGTAGCCGTTGATGCTATACTTTTGAATGAGCGGGTCGGTACCGTCGGTGCAATCCACCTCTTTGGAATTTAACAAGAAACTGCCATACGGTTTTCTCGAAATGTCCGAGGTGAACGATTGCCATTCCGGCTGTGCGGATTTACAGTGGGGGCACCATCCTGCGAAAAACGCCATTATAGTGGCTTGCTGTTCACGGGAATTGTCGTTGGAAATGTCCGACCCAAAGTTTTCGTAAAATGCCATCCGCGGTTTCACCAACGTCTGGATGGCAAAATACGTCGCCAAACTAAACACGACAATGAGAAACACATACAGAATCAACCGCTTCCGCGGTCTCAGAATGTCATTATACAACACTGTCGCAATCCCCGGCATAATTATATAGTCTCTCCGGATATTATATTT